TGCAATAAATATTACTAATGAAATTTGGAGATTTTGGGATCCAAAATTACATTCTGACGCAGTTAATCCCGTAGGATGGTCTCCTGGATTTAACGCTTTTAATTATTCTGAATCTACTAAAAATGAACGTTCATTTTACCATAGTGGTTGGGTAGGACATCATGGAAAATGGGTACAAGGTGAGGGTGAGTTTGGTGACACTTGTATGAAATTTATTGATCAAAATAGTCAACATAATAAACCAAATCATACAAATTATCAAGGATTATATAAAACAGGACATTATACTGGCAATGAAAATCTTGAAATAACTCATAGGTGGCAGGGAATTTCACAAAGACTTCCACATACTTTTGCAGCACAAGGAATTCAAGTTGGAGATAATATTACAGTTACATGGAGACAAAAATCTGATACAATAGGTAAAGGTGCAGATGTTGGTTTATATCACAAATCAAAGGCTTCTGGTACTCATGTTTGGGGAGAGGTAGGAGAATTTAATCCAGCAAAAGGTCATAGAGATAATGAATTTTTAAGATATTCTCCATGTTCCAAAATAGGAGAATGGGAAGAAGCTAGTTATACTGGGGTAATAGATGATGATTGGGAGTTAAACGAAATTGTTGCATTATATGTTTATGGTCACCGAGGACCTGAAGGAATTTTGTGGGTAGAAAATGTTCAAGTTCAGTTAACTACATCTATCACGAGTATTGAAAAATCACCAACTACCAAGGATTTAGTTGTAGAAATTGATACTTTTGTAGATAAAAATACCGTTATTTTAAAGGATGGATATAGTACTTTAGCAACTGAAAGAGGACATATTATAAATAATGATTCTAATATACAATCTTATACAACATTTCCTGAATTTCATGTTGATTACACTTCATCACTTTCAGAAAAAAATCCTGTCTATGGATCATTAAGAGGAGAGATTGTAAAGGCAGAAGGTACTCAGGTTATTCTTAAAAATTCTTATACAGAACTTGGTGCAAAAGCTAGTCATGATGATGGTAATGATTTTGGAGTAGATAAATACGCACATTTTGATAAATGGTTTATTCAATATCCAATGGATAAAAGTGAAGATTTAAGTAAATTATTGAAAACTGGTCCTAATGATCTTCAATTAATAACTAATTTTAAAATTGATCGAACTACTTATACTGAATATCCATATTCAGTAGTTTATAAATTATATAAACCACTTCCAAGTACTGTAGCGGAGCAAGATTTTGTTACTATTGTTAAAGAAATGATTCCTCCAGTAGAGGAAACTTGTACTTTAATTCCATTTGTAGAAGAATGGATGAGTGATTCTGTTCTTAGACCACCAGAACGTTTTAATATTGATAGTCCTATAGGAACTGGAATTACACGATTTAAAAATTATGATCATTTAATAACAGATGATGAGGGATTAAAGGGAAAAATTGGTGATGAAGTTTTAAGTGGAAGTTTAAGTGCAGATATTAATATAGATCATAAACGATATGAAAATTTTATACATTTTAGTTCAGCAGAACAACGAGTTAAAAACTTTAAATATAAATTAGACCAAATAGAACAATATACAGATAGAAGTGCTTCTCTTGCTGGAACAAGCAGTGGTTCTACTGGAATACACGGTGTTGTAGCAGATCCTGGAGCAGGTTCTTATTTACTTATATCTGGTTCTTCTCAATTTAATCCACCATTCACATCTGTAAGTGGTTCTTTAGTTCAAATTCAATGGTGGGAAAAACAACGTCGCGAAACTATTAATAACTTTGATAAATTTGAAAAATATATGTTTAATCAAAGTTCTTCATATTCAAGTGAATCTATTGGTCTATTTCATCCTAATTCGTGGCCAAAAAGAGGGGGATCAGGAACATATTCATATCCGTATATAAATTATAGAACATCACAGTCAGTTGCTACTACTTGGTATGCAAATCAATTAGTTTCAGCTTCTGAATATGATACAGCAAATAAAAATAGATTACGTGGTCATCTTCCAATGTTTGTTCAAGATGATGATGAAAATAAAGTATTTTTAAAATTTATAGATATGGTTGGTCATTATTTTGATGATATTTGGGTATTCATTAAAGCAATGACAGACGTTCATGATAGGAGAGATGCACTTAATGAAGGAATTGCAAAAGATTTATTACATCATGTAGCACAGTCTCTCGGTTGGGAAGTATTTGATGGAAAAGATTTAGTGTCTTTACCAAGATATATGTTTGGAATGGAACAAACTGGATCTGAAAAACCATGGCAGTTTTCTCTTACTCCAGATAGAGATATATCAAGGGAAATATGGAGTAGAGTATTAAATAATATACCGTATTTTTTAAAGACTAAAGGAACGATAAGAGCTATAAAAGGATTAATAAATTGTTATGGTATTCCATCGAGTATTTTACGAGTAATAGAATATGGTGGACCAAAGTTACCAAACGCACCACAAGAAACTTTTATAAGTAGGAAATTTACAAAGGCATTAAAGTTCTTTGGAGCAAGTAACAATACTTATGTTTCAAATGATACTTGGGAAGCAGTTACTCTTGGAGATGCACCTACGGACAGACATCCTGATACTGTAGAATTTAGATTTTCAGCAGCAAGTGGTTCAAATCAAGTATTAGTACGTAGGGATGAAGATTGGGCAATTAGATTAAAAGACAATGATGAATCGGATAGATATGGTTATGTATCTTTTATGTTAAGTGGTAGTGAAGGATATCAAGAAGTTTCATCATCAGAATTTCCTGTATATGATGGAGAGTTTTGGTCTGTAATGTTGACAAGAACTTTATCTGGGTCTGGAGACTTTTTAATAGGTGATACAAGTACTCAAGATGTTGTATATACATTATATACAAAAAAATATGAAGCAGGTAGAAGTAAAATTGTATATGAATCTAATAATGAATTATTAATAAGTGGTTCAATGGGAGCAGTATCAGCTTCATATAATTCAGCATGGACTGGTAGTAGTGATACAATTACAATTGGTGGACCTGAGTTTGGTAATTTCGGAGAATCATTAAGTGGTTCTATGATGGAATATAGAAATTGGACAACACCACTTAATGTAACTTCATTTGATAATCATGTAGCCGCTCCAATAGCGTTTGATGGTAATACACCATCTGCTTCTTATTTAGATTTGGTTACTCGATATTCGTTTGATGATAATAAAGATTTAAGTATATCTTATAATCAATGGTTTAGAGATGTAAGTGCAGACCAATCATTTACTTCATCAGCAGCTCCACATAACTATACAAGTGTAATGGGAGATCATTTCGCATCTGTAGTAGATGAAACAAAAATGAAAGTTCCTAATTTAGGTCCTTCTCGTAGAACATCTAATAAATTAAGAATTGAGACTGATACATTGATAGATAAAACACAAGCAGATAACCCCGTTTTATTATTTAAAGAAAGTATAACAGTTCCAGCTTATGATAACGCATCAGTTGATTCAAATAAAGTTGCAATCTACTTTTCACCATCTGCAGTAATTGATGAAGATATTATAAGTTCAATGCCCAATCTTGATTTTGACCAATATATTGGAGATCCACGTGACCAATATAACGAACAATATACAGGATTAACAACTGCAAGAAATTTATATTGGCAAAAATATTCAGGACCAAATAACTTTTGGGATTATTTAAGACTGTTAAAATATTATGATAATTCTTTATATAAACAGGTTCATAAGTTAATTCCTGCACGTGCAAATGCAAATATAGGAATATTAATTGAACCAACTATTTTAGAGAGGGATAAAGTTATTATTGGAAATAAGCCGGATCTTATTCCAAGTCATTGGACTACTAATATAAATGTAATAACCGACTATGTTTCTGAAAGTGCTGAATATCCTAATTATGAGTCAAATGTAAATTTTAGTAATCCATTTGGTATAAATAGTATTACTAATGAAACTGGATCAATTGTGTCAGCTTCTTCTGAATATACATTACTTGAACCAAGTCTTACTTATACTAATCCGTTTGGTATTAACTTTCATACACAAGAAACTGGTTCATATATTTCATCATCTGCTATATATCAAGAAATGAAAACGAAGATTAATTTACATCGAGAGTTTGGATTAAATCCTAAAACACGTCAAACTGGGTCAGCAATTGAGTGGAAATGGGGAGATTGTGTTTATAATGCACCAAGTGATACTATTGCAGCCAACGCTAGTGGTACTGGATCATTTGTATTAAAATCACTTTTAGAAACCCCAGCATTATATAATATAGGAGATATTGATTATAGTGGTTGGTATGGAACTGAATATTATAATGCTACTATTGTGGCAGGATCAGTAAAGGCAATTTTTGAAGAAGTGGTACAACCTAATATAGAAGAAAATGTATTATCAGAGTTTAACTTAGAAACTGAATATTTTTATTCAACTTCGTTAAGTGCTTCAAAACATATACCATATTCATCAAGTTATAGGGCAACAGATTTAGATAATAGGTGGGATGAATTTGCAGGTACAGATAGACTTTTTTATCTTGGATGTGTACAAACAGAAAATACTACTGTAACAGATAATGCGTTTAGATATGACGATAGGACACCTGCAGTAGAAATAACTGTAACTTCACCTACAAAATTGGTAACAACGGATTCACCATCCACACCATTAGATGTACAAAATAAATAATGATAAAAACTAAAAAGGATTATATTTATAAGAGAAGAATAACAAGTTTTATTATATCGAATCTTATAAAATTCCAAGTAGATTAAGGAGAAAGACAAAATGGGATATTTAAATAACGCGACACGAGTCTTAGACGCTATTCTAACAAGAAAAGGTAGAGAAATTCTATCTAGAGGTGGAGATTTCACCGTTACTAAGTTTGCACTTGGTGATGATGAAATAGACTATGGATTGTGGGATACCACTCATGCTCAAGGAACAGATTATTATGGTGCTGTAATCGAAGGATTACCAGCATTAGAACCATTTAATGATCCGTCTGAAATTATGAAATATAAACTTGTAACGAGATCTGAGGGTACTCGAGCTATGGCTTCATTATTTGAATCTGCTGGATCCCAAACAGCTCTTGATGGACTAAAATGGTATTCTGATGATAACGAGGCTTCCAGAATTCAGATAGGTCCAGTACCGAGTGGTGATCTTTTTACTAATATTCAGTTAGGTCAGGGTGTTGATTGTGGAGTTCAACATACACCAAATGTTGGATTTGGAGCAATCGATTTACAAGGTGGAATTGGATCAATTTTTGAAGAAGGGTATTTGAATGAAGAATATACATTGACTTTGTTGGATACTACTGTTGCTGTAATAGCTCCTGTAAACGTATCTACAGGTTTACCAGCACTTCCGAAAAATAGAATTCCTCTTGGAACTATGGATGAAATGTGGTTACCATTTGTAAAAACAGTTCAACATATTTCACAGACCATTACGGGATGTTTGGTTGATCAATCTGGAACTTTTAGAAGCAGTGCAGGGAGTGAATTTGGAAATCAAGAAGGAAAAATTAGAGTATATCCAAAAAGGATTGCAGAAAATTCTTCCCCAGCAAAAACTTCTTTACTTATCACAGGAGAAACTTCTGGAGCAACTAAAGAGTTTACTGTTAATATCACGTATACAGCTGGTTCACCAAGTTAATTTAACAATGGGATTTAATAATCCCATATAGAAATACATAATAAGGATTATAAATGGGATTTATAAACAATACCTCTTATATATTAAATGCAGTATTAACTAAGAAGGGTAAAGAGTATCTTTCTAAAAGTAGTGGTAATTTTAATATTACCAAATTTGCTTTAGCTGATGATGAAATTGATTATGGGCTATGGAATACTGCACATCCATTAGGAACAAATCATTATGGTGCTGTATTAGAATCTACACCAATGTTAGAACCTTGTGTTGATCCTGAAGTTGTAATGAAATATAAATTATTTACAATGCCAGATGGAACTAAGGCTTTACCTTATATTAGTAATATAACACCAGCATCATTACTTGGTGATAATGCATTAAAAACAGAATATAATGCAGATGGTAGTCCACAATGGACGTTTAATAATCATTCTATAAATCCAAGTACAATTGGAGCCGATGGAACATTTTCAACTGAAAAGTATAGTTTTTTGGTATTAAATAAAAATGTAATTGATATTAGACCTGGGATGATACCTGATGATGGAACTTTTGATAATCTTCCAGAAACAGGAGCTATTTATACAGAGGAATCAGGAAGATTAAGTAAGAAAATTCTTTCGAGAGTAGCAACAATAGGAACACAACCCATTACATCTGCGATGGGATATAGAGAAACCTCTATTATTATAACTGGACAACAATCAGGAGCTATTTATGTTTTTCCAGTAAGAGTTAATTATGTTGATAATTCACCTACATAAAGGACAGATAAATGGGATTTGTAGATAAAACCACATTGGTACTTGATGCTATTCTTACTAAAAGAGGAAAAGATTATTTAAGAACTGCCGTATTTGGTCAAAACCAAGACGGAGAACATATCATTACTAAATTTGCTTTAAGTGATGATGAAATAGATTATGGGTTATGGGATGAAACTCCAAGTGGTTCAAATTATGTAAAACCTTTAGGTGCGATTATAGATAATCAACCAGTATTTGAACCAAATATTACTGATAGAGAAAGTATAAGATATAAAATATTCAAAGATGGTGTTATTTGGCCGGAGGACTAAATGGGATATTTAGATAAAACAACACAAACTGTAACAGCCACTTTTACAAAAAGAGGAAGAGAAATTTTAGCTAATGCATTATCAGGTACTGCAGAGGATGAAAAATCTTATATAATTACTCAATTTTCTCTTAGTGATGATGAAATAGATTATGGATTGTGGGACGATACCCAACCTTCAAATTTAGAAGGAAGAATTATTGAGAACATGCCTATATTAGAGGGTTTTATAAGTGGAAAAAATATGATGGGTGCAGCAATAACTGATCAACCACCAATTTCAACTTTTGGTCCTCTATTGGTAGGATTAAGAAAACAAACTATATTAGATGGACAATGGGATTATGTTGATATTTTTCCAACAACATTTAATTACGATGAAGATGAAGAATATGAATTTGTTATAGAACATGATAATTTAGCAGATGTAACACAACCTTGGTTAGCACCACAAGTAGATTTTGAATTAAGTGTAGATGAGTATAGTAAATCAATAGTTGATTTTGGTATGATAGGTACAGGATTACCCAAAGGTGGATTTGGGTGGCTTGATAGAGTACCTGTTGGTACAACATATGATTTTATAGATCGTACAATATATTCACCCGCCGCTGTACTTTTTGAACGACAATGGAAATTTATATGGAATGGAGAAGAAGTATTATCAGAAACAAGTATTAAAAAATCTATAAGTTTTTCATTTAAGGAAGTTGGAACATTAGAAATTGAATTTTCTGTAAATACTAACTTGCAACAGTCTGATGTTTATATTAAAGAAGTTGAGGCTGTTAATCCAAGAAGAATTGAAGATATACGTGAAGCTCTTGTTGTAGAGTGGAGACCACCTACTGTAGATAATCCATTTATTAGTGAAGAAGAGTTAGCAGAAATGGAAGAAGCTCGTTTAGAAATGATAGAAGCAGTTGAAAAACGAAAAGAATTAGAAAAGAAACTACAAGAAGATATAGAAAGACTTAAAAACACTTCCATCGGTGGTGGTGAAAGTGATATTGCAGAACTTGAAAAAGAACTTAAAGCATTACAGGAAGCTAGAAAGAAAATAGAACAAAATCTTAGAGCAGCTAATTTTGAAACTGGACCTGTTGGACCTGGAGGAAGACCAACTAAACCATCTGGAGGTGGTGGTAGGTCAAGACCAAAACGTACCAGAAAAGCAAGAGCTCTTCCAAGTGGCGGTAAATCAAGACAAAGAAGTCAGAGAGCAACAAGAAGACGTAATCGTAGAAAGGATATATAATGGCTTATATACCAGGTCCTTTACCAAAACATGAACGAATAGATCCAGAGATAGTTGGATATGTTCCATTAACTGTAAATTTTGGAGATTTTTCTGACATTAGAGAACGTGGACTATTAAATTTAAATTATCATTGGAACTTTGGAGATGGATCAACTTCAGCTGAATCAAATCCAATTCATATTTATAGTAGACCAGGAAGGTTTATTGTTACTTTAAATTTAGAAAATGACCATGGATATGATACCAAAACAAGTATTGTAGAAGTTTTTCAATCACCTCAACCACCATCTGAAGTTGACTTTTATATGAAAGGGCCAGGTTTAGGTAGATATGGTGGATGGACTGATACGGTATATTATGGACAAACTTTTAGATTTATTGATAGTAGCTCAAATCCTATAGATTGTTATACTACAGGACGTTATTGGAAAGTTATAGAAGAAGGTAAAGTGATTAGGTCATTAGAAGCAAAGGATCTTAAATATCGTTTTCCAATTCCACGTAAATTAAAAGAAAAAATGCCAGCTGGTTCACCTTATACAGTTAGAGAATTAGACGCTCAAGAAATATTGATACAACTTACAGTAGTTAATAATTTTGGACTTTCTGATACTATAACAAAAACACTTACAATTACAGAAAAACCAGATGCAGTGGAAAGACGGAGAAAAGGTGTACAGAAAAAACT